ATAAAAGATATACTTGGAACGAAGCAACAACATCTTGGGATGAAGTAACCGTTTAAGGAAAATGAATGCCTACGCAAAGGATACAATTTACAGAGTGGTTACCAGACCAGCCTACTACGACTGGAGCTTTATTAGAGGCTAATAACGTCTATCCATTAACGATAGGCTATGGTCCATTTCCATTATCTGCTGACTATTCTACTGCTGCTAGTGAAGACTTAAATAGCGTAGTTGCAGCTAAGTTTAACTTAGAGACACAATTATTTGCAGGTGGTACTACTAAACTATTTAAGTTTAACCCAGCTAATGCAGGTTTAGTAGATGTAAGTAAGTCAGGTGGATATAATAGTTCTACACGCTGGAGCTTTACACAATTTGGAAGTACAGTATTAGCATCTAATAACCAAGCTAAAATACAAGCATGGACAGTAGGTGTTTCTAGTGCTTTTGCAGACGTATCTGCTACTGCACCTGTAGCTAAATTTATTACAGTAGTTCGTGACTTTGTAGTGGCTGCTAATATTAGTGGTACACCTAACAAAGTACAATGGTCAGACATTAATGATGAAACTGACTGGACTTCAGGCGGTGCATCACAAGCCGACTATCAGTTGATTGCCGAGGGCGGTAATATTACAGGTATTACAGGTGGAGAGTTTGGTATTGTCTTACTAGAGCGTTCCATTATACGTATGACCTATATTGGCTCACCATTATTCTTTCAGTTTGACGCTATCTCACGTAACTTAGGTTGCAATACACCAGGTTCAATTGCACAATATGGACCTAACACATACTTCTTGGCAGATGACGGTTTCTATGGTTGTGACGGTACTAATATATATAACATTGGTAACGATAAAGTAGACGAATACTTTTACGAAAACATGGCTTTAGCATTACAGGACACTATTAGTGCTGCTATTGACCCAATTAGAAACATTGTAATATGGAATTATCCTAATACTAACGGTGGTCGTTCACTTCTTATCTACAATTGGTTAGTTAAGAAATGGTCTACTGCTGATACTACTTCAGAGTACGTTGTATCACTAGCTTCATCTACTATTGCATTAGAAGGTTTAGATGCTTACGGTACTATGGACTCATTACCTGCTTCACTAGATAGTCGTATTTGGTCAGGTGGTAAATTCTTATTTGGTGGTGCAGACGGTGCTAAAATTGTTACATTTACTGGTGCTAACTCTACTGCAAACATTACTGTAGGTGAAATGGAATTTGGATATAACTCTATAGTCACTAATGCTAGGTCTCAAATAGACAATGGTGCAGTTACTATGGCTATAGCATCACGTAAACAATTAAATGGAGCTGTTACTTATAGTTCTACAGTTACACAAAACTCAGATGGCACATGCCCACTAAGGTCTTATGGTCGTTATCATAGAATTAGAGTAACACCTACAGGAACATGGACACATGCTATATCTGTAGATGTAGACTACACACAAAGCGGAAATAGATAATGTCAAGGGACATGTATCGTAAGTTAAATTGGCAAGGTGGCACACCTCGTGAAGTATCAGAAATAGTAAATAACCTTGTTGAAGGTAAGTCTAACAACACAGGTGAAATTACTTTAGCTGCTAGTGGTGCTACCTCTACAACCATTAGTGATGAACGTATAGGTTTTAACTCTGTAGTATTGCTTATGCCAACTACAGCTACTGCTGCTAGTACAACGTATGCTGAATTTCCTTATGGTGCATGGCAAGATAGCACAACACAGTCAGCAGCAAGTACGACTACAGCATATCCTATTACATTTGATACTGTAGACTATGAAAATGGTATTACATTAGCAAGTAGTTCTCGTTTAACAGCAACTTATGCTGGACTATATAACCTTCAGTTTAGTTTTCAATTATCTAATTTAGCTAACTCTACAGAAGATGTAAATATATGGTTTAGAGTAAACGGTACAAATGTAGCCAAGTCTAATAGTATATTTGGTTTAGCACCTAGAAAAAATGCTACAGACCCATATCATGTTATTGCTGCCATGAACTTTTTTATAGGTTTAGCAGCTAATGACTATGTAGAAATAGTATGGCAAACATCTAATGTAGATGTAACTATAAAAGCTCAAGCAGCACAAACATCCCCTACTAGACCAACAACACCTAGCACTATTGCTACTATGCAATATGTATCTGCTGGAGGTTATTCATCTAATGTATTTGGTGGTGTATATGTAAGTTCTACCACTAAAGGTAGTGCAGTTATTACGCATCCAGCTAACACATTAACAGACAAGACATACAGGTATCTAATTGTAGCGTGATATAATAGTAGGATGATATTACACTATATACCTAAAGATAAGTTAAGAGAACATTGGGACTATGTAAAACATGGTCTTGAGTTAGTTCGTGCAAAAGGTCACATGGAATGGATAATAGAAGACATTTATTGTGACTGTTATGAAAACCGTTCTATGCTGTTTCTAGGCATAGTAGATAATAAACCTGTAGGCTTTGTAGTACTTCAACCTATGGGCAATACACTTCACGTATGGGCTACATGGTCTACTCTTAATGACCAAACATTATTTCAACAAGCATGGCAAGAAATTCAAGCAATAGCAAAACAAGGCGGTAAGGCTAGAGTTACATTCTCTTCACAACGAAAAGGTTGGGAACGTAAAGCTAGAGAATTAGGTTTTAAACCTCAAACATGGGAATTTATACTTTAGAGATATTATATGATTAATTTACCTTTAAACTTTTCTGCTCCAACAGGACAAGTGCAAAATACTTATGCACAACCTGCAAGGACTAATCCTTATTTAACATCATCACAATATAATAATATGCAATTACACACACCTAGTGGATATTATTTTCAAGGTGGAAAAGTGTATGAACCATATACTCCACAACCTATAAGTCAAATTACAAATTATGCAAATACACCTGCAAATGGACCATTTGCTTTTAATGCACAATCAGCTTATGGACCAAATAGTAATATTCCATTTGGTCGTGGTAATGTATCTTATACAACTACAGGTGGTCCAGTAGAAGGTTCTATTCAATCAAATAACCAATACTTTAGACCATTTATGGGAAATGCTACAGGCATTATTAATGGTAATTTATCTATGGCTGCTATGGCAGGACAAAATAATTATCAACCACAAGGCATTCCAAGCAATTTATTTAATTTTTTATCAGCACCAAATATGCAACAAACAAATAATACACAAAGTTCAGGAGCTGGTAGATTTGCAGGTTTACTAGGCTCACCAATCGTTACAACTAACACACAAGGCAAATAATATGAAATTATTACATTTTTTACTTCCATCATTAAGCAACTACTTTACACTATGGGGTGGAGGCGGTTCTGGTGGTGGTGGCACATCTAAAACAACTAATGAATTAGACCCTACTGTTAGACCGTTTGTTGAATATGGTCTACAAGAAGCTAAAGGTCTTTATCAAACAGATACACCATCTTATTATCCTGGTCAAACTTACGTAGGTCCATCTGCTCAAACACAAGCAGCATTACAATCTGGTCAAAATCGTGCATTAGCAGGTAACCCATTACTTCCTGCTGCTCAACAACAACAACAAAATGTTATTAGTGGTCAATATCTACAAAATAACCCATACTTTAATCAAGCATTAGCAGGTGCTGCACAAGGTGCTACACAAAACTATAATGACGCTATTGCTGCTGCTCAAAGTTCATTATCTAAAGCAGGTCGTTATGGTTCTAACGTAGGTGCTGATATTCAAAATAGAGCAGCTAGTACATTAGCTAATACATTAGCAAATAAATACGGTGAACTTGCTTATACTAATTATGCTGCTGAACGTGGTATGCAAAATCAAGCAGCAATGAATGCACCTGCATTAGCACAAGCTGATTATGCAGATATTTCACAATTAGCTAACATAGGTAAGACTGCTGAAGACTATCAAAAAACTGCTCTACAAGCTGATATTGACAGATTTAACTTTGAACAAAACAAACCATATCAAAAACTATCTTCTTACCTTGGTGCTGCTTATGGTGCTCCTATGGGTCAAGTATCTACAACCACACAGTCTGGTGGTGGAAAGATAGTATGTACAGCTATGAACCAAGAATATGGCTTTGGTAGTTTCCGTAACGCTATTTGGTTAGCTCAGTCTAAAGACTTAGACCCAGCATACGAAAAAGGTTATCATAAACTATTCTTACCATTAGTAAACTATGCTTACAAAGCAGGTGAAAAGAATGCCCTACAACGCATTTTAAGGGGTGTTTTAGAGCATATCGCAAGACATAGGACTGCTGATATATGGAAACAAAAAAGAGGTAAAACTAGAGATACTTATGGCATGATTTATCGTGCTATTTTAGAACCTATTTGCTACGTAGTAGGAAAGGTGTAATATGGGTCAACTATTAGTTCCTGCAATGATAGGTGCAGGTGTAGGTGCTGTAGGTGGTGCTGTAACAGGTAAAAACCCATTTAAGTCAGCTTTGCTAGGCGGTGCTTTAGGTGCTGGTGGTGCAGGTTTAATGGGTGCTGGTGCTGGTGCAGGAGCGGCTACTGGAACTGTAGGTGCTAATGGACTTATTGGTGGTGCTAATCTTTCTACTGCTGGTGGTCTTGGTATAGGTAGTGGTGCTGCAGGTGCTTCAGGTGGATTAGGTAACTTTCTTTCTAGTATAAAAGGCATAGAAACAACTCCTGTAAACTTTGGAACTGGTGGTTATGCTTCAGGTATTGGTGGTCAAGCTATTAATTCAATGCCAGTAGGTCAAACACTTCAAGAAACATTAGGTCTTACAATTCCTAAACAAAACCTTGCAGATGTAACTAGCCCAGAAGCTATTGCAAATAGTGCTTTTCGTGGATTTGAACCTTCTGGATTTCGTAATTTAGATACTGGAACAAGTGTTGGAGCACCATTCTCTACTGAAGCATTTACAAGCAATCCATTAATGTCACAACAAATAGCTAACAATGCTGGACAAGTAGCATCTACATCATTTTTAGATAAACTTGGATTAAATAACTTATCAACTATGGATAAAATTGGTTTAGGAAAAATGGGGTTAGATGCAGGCTTTCTTAGCCAGCCACAACAAATGATACAACCACAAATGACTCCTGTTACCAGAGGAAATCCTGAAATGGTATCTAGTCCTTTATATAATGTATCTCCTAATGTAGGAAGACAAGAAGGCAATGAAATTGGCTTACCAAACTTAAAAACAATTATGCCTTTAACAGAAGAAGAGCTTTTAAGATTACAACAACAATTGCAAACAACAGGATTTAGGGGAAGATAACATGGCATTATTTGACACAAATAGTGGATTAGGTGGTTTATTTAGCGGTATGAATATATTTGGAGCTAGACTTCCTGATTATTTAACTGGATTACCAGCTCAAGGAGAAACTCCTGCAGTTCCTGGTTTATTAAACCAAGCTCAACAAGATAAACTTAGAAACCAATCTTTATTATCTGGTGTTTTAGGCGCTGGTGCAACGTATTTAGCACAACCTAAAAATCAAAATATTGGTCTTGGTGCTATCTTAGGCAAATCATATTTAGGTGGCATGCAAGGTGCACAAGGTGTTTATAATGCAGCTACAGAAAATGAAATGAATAGACTTAAAATTCAAAAAGAACAAAGAGACGCACAATTAGACTATCTAAAAGCTATTCCTAATGAAGTTCGTGAGTTTCAATTTGGTTTACAAAACCCAGAATATTTTGCACGTCAGGAAAAATTAAGACTTTTATCACGACCACAAAATATCATTAATAATGCTACTAACAAAGCTATTCTTGATGTTGATAAAGGTACAATAGAAGGGTTAGTTGCAAGTACTAATTCTGCTAGAAGTATTGCAAATCAAACAAGAACTATTAATTCATTAATTGGTAGTCAACCAGGTAGTGGTGCAATTAAATTAACTGCTGACTTACAAAACTTCTTAGGTGTTAATACTCCAACAGCTAATGTTAATCAAGCTGTTCAAGCTATTGCTACTAAAGCTGCTACTGAAATTAGAACACCTGGTAGTGGTTCTACATCTGACTTAGAATTTGGTGCTTATCGTTCTTCTTTCCCAAGTCTTGCAACCTCTAAAGAAGGTAGAGACATTATGGTTAAAATTGCAGAAGCTAATGCAACTCGTAATGCTAAACTTTCTGATTGGGCTAGAAAACAATATCAAGCAGGTACATTTAGTTACGAAGGTCTTGCTGCAGAAGATAACAGATTGGGTCGTGCTGTAAGTCCAGAAATTGAAGCAAGAGTTAAGCAATTAACAGCAACAAGTCCTGGTGCTAATAATCCAAATCAAGGATTATTTAATCAAGCAGACGAAATTTTAAATAGAAAATAAAACTCAATAAGGATATATGATGGCTAGTTCAGCTTCAGATTACGCACAATGGATTATTAAAAACCAAGACAAACAAGGAACGCCTGAGTTTGAAACTATTGCTAACGCATATCAAGCTGCTAAACAACAAGAAGCATCTAAGTTTCAGTTTTCAGGAAAAGAAGCAATTAAAAACCTTCCTGGAAGTATTGTTGAAGAAGGCAAAAATGTAATTGGTGCAATTACACAACCAATTCAAACATTAAAAGGTATTGGTAATTTAGCATTAGGTATAGCAGAAAAAGCTACAGATGGTGTTCAGTCGCATGAAAAATATGCAGATGCTTTAAGTGATTATTATGCTAATAAATATGGTAGTAAAGATGCTTTTTTACAAGAATTGCAAAACAATCCAGCAAGCATTTTAAGTGATATATCTATGTTTGTTACAGGTGGCGCTTCTGGTGCAGCTAAAGTTGCATCATTATCTAAAGTTGGTGCTAAAGCAGCTCCTGCATTAGAAAAGGTTGCTAAAGTTGGAACAGCAATTGACCCATTAAACTTAGCAGCTAATACTGCTATGTATGGTGCATCAAAAGCAATTCCTACTAGCGTAGCGCCTATGATGTATGAAAGTGCAGCTAAATTTTCTACTACTTTATCACCAGCAGAAAGAACTAGAATTACTGAAACTGCACTTAAAAACCAAATACCTTTAAATTATGAAGGTTTAGGTATGGTTCAGTCTAAACTTACTGACCTTGGAGATAAAATGGATAATTTAATTACTAATGCTACTGACCAAAACATTAAAATTCCAGCTACAAAAGTATTAGAAAGTCTTAAAGACGTTAAAAAAACTTCAGGTGGTTTTAAAATTGAAGCTGCTCAAGATATAAAAGAAATTAATAATATTGAAAAGCAGTTTAAAACATATTTAAAACAAAATAAAATTACATCTGTAACTCCACAACAACTTCAAGACTTTAAAGCAGATGCTTATAAACGAATTGATTTTGGCAGAGCACCTGAAAAACCATCCCTTGCAAAAGAAGAAGCATATAGAGCTATGGCAGGTTCAGCTAGACAGTCACTAGAAGGATTTATGCCAGAACTTAGAGATATTAATGCACAATATGGTGCTTTAAGAGAACTACAGCCTAATCTTCAAAAATCTGTAGGTCGTATTGAAAATAGAGATTTATTAAGTCCTTCAGGAGTTATAAAAACTGGTGCTGGTGGAGCTTTAGGTGGTATTCCTGGTGCAGTACTTGGTTTTGGTCAGTCATTGTTAGAGTCTCCTAAAATTAAAAGTAAAGCTGCATTAGAACTATACAAAAAACAAAATCAAGGTCTTGGTATGTTCTTAGATAATAGTGCTAGAAATACTTTAGCAAGACAACTTATAGAGCAACAATTTGAATTAGGTAACCAGTATCCTGGTCTTCTCTCACAATAAGGAATAGTAATGGTCAAGACAGACGTAGAAGCACGTTTAAGTACGCATGAAGAAGTTTGTGCGTTACGTTATGAGCAAATAAACGCAAGACTCAAACGCCTAGAGCAAATACTTTTAGGCACCGCAGGTTTCGTTATTGTTTATCTACTAACTAATGGAATGAAATAATGCAATCCTTAAGAAACTTAGTAGCATTACTTGTAGGTATGTCCATAGGTATGTTATTAGCACTTTCTATGGATGCTAAAGCAGCAGATACAACTACTATCAATTACAAAGGTCAACCACCACCAAGTGCCATTAGCCCTTCTATAAGTGCTTTTAGCCAAGACGTTTGTATTGTTCCTGTTACTGGTTCTGTATCTAGTACATTGTTTGGCGTAAGTGGTGGCTCTGGCTACAAAGACGTTAATTGTGAACGCATTAAACTAGCTAAAACACTTAATGACTTAGGTCTTAAAGTAGCTGCAGTATCTATACTCTGTCAAGACGAAAGAGTATTTGAAGCCATGATACAGTCAGGTTCACCATGTCCTATAAACGGTTCTATTGGTGATGCTGCTAAACGTGGTTGGTATGAACGTAACCCTTCTATATTTAAGAAACTATATGGCGATACATACACGATACCGCTTGTTGCTGACGAGCCTATTACTACTTCTATCCCTACAAGGAAATAATGCTTATGCTTGGTATTGCAACTATACTCCAACGCCTGAAGGTTATATGCTTCCAGGTTCTCTCGTATGTAATGGCATTGAAAACGAAGTTGCTATCAGGGATTACTGGTGTAAAAGTTATGTCACTCATGACCCAATTTGTGGTGCATATCAAGCACCTGCTTGTTCAGACTTGGTTGAAAATCAAACCACAGCTTGTACGTTACCTCATTATAGCGGTGCTGTTAATCAAAGCAGGACTTTTAATTGTACTGCAAACGCTTGGTCACCTTGGACAGAAACTAGCAACAATTGCACGCAAGACCCTCCAACGTGTCAAGCAAGCGTTGAAACTAGACAAGTAGCCTGTCAACCAGAATACGTAGGTTCAGTTACAGAGACAAGAACATCATCCTGTCCTGACCCTTATAACCCATCTATATGGGGAACATGGGTAGAGACAGCTAATTCATGTGTTAAAAGTGCTACAAACGTCACTAACGTATCTTCACCAGTTAGTCCTAGTAGTCCACTTAACCCAGTAAATAATCCACCTCCTGTTGCAGCTCCACCGCCACCAGAGGTTAATCCATTAGCTTCGCCACCACCTCCTGAACCACCTAAAGTAGAGTCAGCTCCGCCTAAGGTTGAACAACCAAAACAGGAAGCTAAAAGCGAGCCAAAAGCAAAAGAAGACAGCCCAAAAGACCCACCAAAGGCTGAACAAAAGAATGAGAGCAAGGATAGTCCTAAACTTGACGTACCAAAGGGTAAAGAGCTTGTACATGGCTTTGGGATAGTCCTTTCTTTAGAAATACTTAACAGACCTATTATACACCAAATAGAATTAACAGATGCTTTCAAATTTGATACGGAGATAAACAATGAGTTCGGAAGAAACCAAAACCTTCAGCTTGAGCTTATCCAGCTCGGCACTTCTGAAGTTGATTTTAATAGCATTGCCAATAGTAGCTGGCTCGGCATACGGAGGCATAACACTCTACAACAAGATGGTTTCGGCAATTGAAGCTGTTGACAGTTTAGACTTAGCTCCTATAGAGTCAAAACTTAATGGTTTAGAAATACAGGTTAAAGCTATTAACGAAAGACAATATCAGTTATCTGAGTCTATTATGAAAGCTAGTGAAAAGTCTTCAGACGCTATTGCTAACTCACGTGAGACTGCTGCTATGGTATCAGGACTACGTAAAGAATTAGAAGCAACCGTAAATGCAATGGATGATAAACTAAATACTGTTAAACGTAGCACAATGAACCCATTATCAAAATGACATTCATTACAGAAAATAACATAGCTAACCTCTATAGTGCAATTATAGAGATGCCTATATTTGATGAATACAAATTACCACCGGCAAGTAAAGTAGACTTTGTTATTGTAGATGATGATAGTATTTGTGGTGAATATCAGCCACCAGAACAAGGTGAGCCGCATGTCATTACTATAAGTGTAGCTAGACATTCACACTTATATCCTGTTTTAATTACACTCTGCCATGAAATATTACATATGGCTGTATATACAGTTTCACCAAAAACAGAACAGTACACAAGTCATAAAGGCTTGTTTCTTAAATTACAAAAACGTGTAGCCAAAATGTATGGCTTTGACCCAAAGGAGTTATAGATGTTAAGTATTCTATCAGGTATATTAGGTTTTGCTACTTCAGGCTTACCTAGTGTTTTAGGTTTCTTTCAGCAAAAGGGTGACCAAAAGCATGAAAGAGAAATGGCTAAACTACAAACAGAACGTGAATTAGAATTAGCTAAAGCAGG